TATCCGTGGAAAATGAAATTTGGAAGAAAGCCTGATCCTAATGCTAACACAAATTACAACTTACAAGTATCAACATATTCATATGCTTTTGCAGAAGAAAATAATATATATCTTGATGACATAGAAATGTCTCTGTTTTGGTATAATAAAGATACAAGTGCTGTAAAAGAAGTAACGGTTGACAATTCATGGATAGAAAAAGCACTGGAATATTGGGAAGATTTAAGAGAATATAGTAATGGTGCAACATCAGATGATTTAGAAGTTGGCAGTTATGGAGTCCCGATGGCTAATTGGGAATGCAGATATTGCTCTTTTAAAGACATACACTGTAAAGGGGTTTAATATGATAATAATTAATATTGCAGAATGGATTGTAAACATATTTATTCTTGGTTCTGCTGTTTTAATGTGGACTATTGCTTTACTAATTATAACAATGCTCTCTTCAATTTTTGCACAATATATAAAAAGAAGGATAAACAATGTCAGAAACAATGATGACTCTTAATGAGGGAAACTTGTCTTTGGATAATCTAAGAATAACACTAAGTAAAATAACAAAACAACATAAGAAAATTGGAAAAATAGAAACACCTAAAGGATTAATAAAGAAAAAGCAAGGTTTTGATTATGTTGAACTTAGCTATATGAAAAATATTGCAAATGAGCAATTTCCAGGATGGTCTTGGACAATTGTAAACTCAGAAGCATTAGGTAGCAACGCATATGTAGTACATGGCAGATTAAAATGGTTTGATAATGGTGTATGGCGAGAAGGAGATATGGTAGCTGCGCATAGAATACAAACTAAAAGAGATAGCAGTGAATTTGTAGATATTGGCAATGATATTAAATCAGCAAATACAGATTGTATGAAAAAAGCTCTTAATGTTTATATGGATATAGCAGCAGATGTATATAGAAGTGAAGACCCTGCACTGGATGATGAACAATATGAAAAACTAATGAAAACATCTAAAAAGATAGGTATAGATACACAATTAGTTATATCTAAAAAAATAGATAATGGTGAAATAAATGCAAATAACTACAAAGCGAGTTTAGCAAAACTTGAAAGGATGGCAAAATGAATCGTTTTGAATCAATGGATGGAGGATTGCTTGTAAAAGGAGTTGAATATTCAGTAGGCACAAGTGATGGAAAAATATTCAATAAAATTGTTTACAAAGGGACTAAAAACTTTGGTGGTAAAAACATGATGTGTTTTGAAACTGAGAATAAGAGTCAAGTAACAATTAATCCAAGTTATAATTCATTCACAATAGAAGAAAATGGGCAGTTTCCTATGCCTGAAGACCTAAATCAAAAAGGAGAATAAAATGGGAAAATTAACAGTAGCCGAAACTGAAGCACTTCAAAAAGCAGGTGTGTTGTCAAAAAAAGCAGTTACAGAAATGCAAGATAAGGGATTGGTATCTACGAGACGTAGAAACAATAAACGATACATTAAAACTGCAAATGGCAATCTTGTTTCACCTCAACTTTATTTTCAAGGAATTGGAAAAGATAAGTATAGTAGTGAAATGACAGAGCTTAAAGAGAAGTTTAATTCTTTAGTTTCAAAGTACACAACAACAGAAAACAATAAATAAAAAGGAGATTGATTAAATGATTGAATTAGCAGATACTACATATAATGAAGAAAGAGATGGCATAATACCTATAGTAGCAGGTACTTATCCAGCTCATGTAGCAGGTCTTGAAGGTAAAGAACTGACTACAAAAGCAGGTGAACAGAAAGTTTTTAATGTAACTTTCTTAATAGCTGAAGAGGCTGGTAAAACACACGTTCCTAAAATGGTTAAAAACGGAGATGGTCAATTGTCTCAATCGACTGATGATGATGGTGAACTTGTGACTATATCTGGATCATTTATGGTAGGTAAGAGATTCAGTTCTACTGGTATTTGGTTAACTCCAAATCCAGCAGCTGGTGAAGGTTGGAAGAACCGTAAATATAAAGAGTTCTTTGAAAGTCTTGGTGTCGTTTTTCCTGAAAATGATAACGGTGATACTGTTCTCGCTGAAATTGAAGAAAGTGATATTATAGGTCATCCTTGTTTCATTAAATTGGGTCAAGAACATTATACAAAAGATGGAGAAGAACGATATGTGTGGAAAGCTTTCGATGCTTTTACTTGGTCAGATGGTGAAATACTGTCAGAAGATGAAGTAGTAGCAGACGATTTACCCTTCTAACATACCGCATCCTAAGAAAGAGAGAGTTTGTTTCAATTTCCTGAAAGGGATTAAAAATCAACCTTGTTGATAGGTTGTTCTCTCTCTTTTAAAATTAGGCTGGACAAATTGGTTGTTGTAGATAAAATTTACCCGAGATTATTTTACAAAATACAAAACGTCTAGCCTAAAAATTTTGGGGATAAAGTGCTTGAAAAATTAATAATAACATAGTATGTGATTGAGGTTTTTCTAAAGGTCTGGCAAATGAAATAGGATCGGCTCAGGAGAAAGCTGCCTGATCCCTTAATTAAAAAGGAGTAAAAAATGTTTAAACATTATTGGGAATCAATGTTGGAAAATACAGCGCCATTTATGCTTGCATGGGAAGCGTATGTATTATTTATGTTGTTATTTTTTATAAGTATTGCTTATAGACTTAATAGAGTTGAAAATAAAATAGATAAAATGGTTGAAGAATATTCAGATTTATTAGAATATATATATGAAGAAGAAGAAAAAAAATGACCTATGAGACTAACACCTAGAAAAATAAAAAATCTTACTATAAAAGCCTTAAAAAACAAGCCAGAATGGAAACCACCGCCAGGGTATAAATATTTAAAAGACTTAGAACCTGGATCGCTATTTCAGGTAGGGACTACAAGGGGAATATTAATTGAATGCGATATAAATGCCAGAGTTATAATAACAGAAACAGTAGAAGATGATAAAACATTACTTGGTAAAAAACTCATCTCTGCACAGACCGAAGTAAAGGAGTTATAAATGCCTACACCTTTTATGTGTCATGAATGTGACAAACCTACAATGAATAAAGATGGATTATGTGATGATTGTAAAAATCCAACAATGAACGTTAAATGGGTTTCTCCGAGAGACCCAGGAGATGAAAATGATACAATGCAATTAGATGAAAAATTAGTATATGAAGATCAATTTAAAGGGAAAAGTAAAAATCCTTTATTTATGTGGTTAAAGAAGAATGGGTAAATCAGCAGTAGCTCAAGATAAAAGACCAGCTATGGCATTTGATAAAAGAAAAGAAGTAAGAATTATAATTAACGCTCTTGAAACTTATAGAAATGAATATGCTGTCGAAAGCATAGATTACACAGTTGATATTGAAGAACTTGTAAAGGAATTTGAAAAAGTATATAAGTTGTTTGATAAAAACTGAAAATAAAACGGAAGCAGTTGCTTCTAAAGGAGTAACAAATGCCAATAACAAAAAAACAGTGGTTAGATCAAACTATAATGTTTGATGAATGGGGAAGACCGCCCTCACTAGCAGATGTTCCATTAACATATGGTCCTCGTAAAAAGGCTTTTAAGTTAAAAGGATATTCTACAAAGGAAATTAATACAATTTGGGAGGAAACCAAAAATGGGAAAAATGAAAATAATATCTAAATTATGTGAAGAGGAAGATAGAAATGGCTTAATTCAATTATTAAATAAAACAGATTTAAAAAACAAAGTTTGGGGATTGACTAATAAAACAATAGAAGAAGTTGCTGATGGTTTTATTGATGCTCACAAGAAAATGAGAGATAGAAAAAATGATCCAGCTTATAGAAAGTTAAATGAAATACATGACAAGTACAAAAAATGACAAGTTATACTGAAACAATATTAGAATTAGAATCATTTTTAGATAGATACCAAAAAGCACTTGAAGAAATAGCATCATCAAGTAATCAAGCAAATCCTATTAAACTAAAAGAGATAGCTAGGGTAGCTCTTGACGGAGAACCCACTACTGCTGATAAGTTTAATGAAATACAAGATTATGGACCTCCTTATTCTATGGCTAACCCAACTGGTGAACCTATTAAAGATAGTCCTTTAGGGGCTGGTTTTGCTCATAAAGATATAAAGAATAAAAAATGATATGTCCTTGCTGTGGATACACATCTGATACAAAATATAATCCAAGCAAGAAAATAAGAGAATTAAGGGGAAGGAGATCAAAGCATACTAAAGGATTAATAAGAAGGGTTGTTAACCTCATACAGACTAACATACTAAGTGATAATGAATTAATAAGAGAATACTATTTTTGGCAGTCAATATCAAAAGTGCCAGATGATGTAGTGAATTGGTCTATAGAAAGATATTTAGAAAGCAAAAAACCATTATTTGATGGTAAAGGTTTTAAATATTTGACTAAGATAATATTGAATCATCAAAAAGATAGAGGCACTATAAGTAAAAATGAACGTCTACGGCATGGTAAACCACCAGCTGTAGTAAAAACAAAGGAGTATTGATGTTAGAATCAACACTATTTCCAATAAAAGAAGTGCCTGTTATGTATGATGTAGTAAGAACATCTACTGGTAAGATACATGATGTTAAAACAGGTTATAAACTAATAGTAAGAGAAGATAATGATAAAGTGCTTAGCTGTATGACAGATGAATATCAAGTAGTGACAAATAAGGAATTAGTAGATACAGCAGTGCCAATTTTAGAAAAACATAAAGCAGAACTAAAAGAAGCCGTGTCATTAGCCGATGGTCAGAAGACAATATATAAATGGATAATACCAGGTATTAAAATAAAAGTAGCTGAAGGAGATGAATTAAATCCTGAGATTATAATGAAAAATAGTTATGATGGAACTTTACAAGTACACATATTGGCAGGTGCTTTTAGAATAGTATGTAGTAATGGATTAATAATAGGTGTCAAATTTGGACAGAACAATTTCAAACATAGCGTTAACAATGTAAATCTTAAAAATCTTAATGAACAAATTGAAAAAACAATAGACCATACAAGTAATATGGCAGAAGGCTTTGAGATACTTTCCGATACAGAAATGAATGAAAGAGATATTTTCAAACTAGTTAAACTCTTCCCAAGTCAGATGTCTGAATTTCTTGTGCAATATTTAATTGCTCATAAACCAAAGACATATTGGGATTTGCTCAATTGCGGAACATATTTAGCTTCTCATAGAATGAAGAGACATTATCAGTCTACTCATAAATTAGAATCTGAACTATTTAGTAGTGTTTCCAAATGGGCAGAAAATGCAGCCAAAGCCTAAATTAAGCCTCGGGGGGCAGCTAAGTATTCTATACGCTCTTTTGAATACTCACAACTACACACAGCTGCCCTCCTTTTATAAGGGGGAAAAATGAATATTGATTGCCCAACTATTATACCTTATATGGGAGGAAAATTTGAATTAAGTAAAAAACTAATACCTATGATACCAAGACATACAAGATATATAGAAATGTTTTTTGGCGGAGGAAGTATGTTTTTTAGAAAAGCTAAAGCAGATTTCAATATATTAAATGATAAACATAATGATCTAATAAATCTCTATTTAACAGTCATGAATCAGTATGAACAGTTTCAAAAAGAATGTAATTCACTATTAAAATCCAGATACTTTTACACAGAGTTCAAGCAATACTTGAAGTCAGAAATAGAATATGAAAATATGCCAAATGCCTACAGAGCAAGTAGATATTACTATGTTATAATGAATGCCTTTAATCACACATTTTATAATCCTATAGCAAAAGAGAAAAATAGTTGGAATGATGATAAGTGGAAGAATTTGATAGAAAGTAAAAAGAAACTTGAAGATACCATGATAGAAAACTTAGATTTCAGAGAGTTATTCGATAGGTATCCTACGAAAAAAGATGATTTTTGGTACTTTGACCCACCATATGTTGTAGCTGGAGAAAGGGGAGATTATTACTTTCATGCGTTAGACAATAAAGATCATGAAGATATGGCAAATATCGCACAGAAAATAGATGATGATGGAGGGAAATTTATGATTTCATATGATGACCATACATTAATACATAAACTATATAACAATTATAAAATAAAGAAAATACCTATAAGATACAGCGGTCAATTAGTTGGAGATGACTATAAAAATGAATTGGTCATAACAAATTATGAACCAATAAACCAACAACTCACTCTTATATAAGGAGAGCAAATGAACGATAGAATAATGCCTCATTCAGAAGAAGCTGAAGAAGCAGTTCTTGGAGCCATTCTTGTAGATGGTTCAAAGGCTTTTGAAAGGGCTAATGCGTGGATAAGAGATGATGATGCGTTTTACTACAGTAAAAATAAAATACTTTATTCAATTATATCTGATATGCATAGAGAAGGAAAAGATATTGATATGGTAACCGTTGCTGATAGAGTAAGAGATTTAAAGAAAGAAAATTCACGATCTGGTCTTGATATCTATTATATAACTGGATTACCAGAAAAAATACCAACTACTTCAAATATAGAAAGCTATTCAAAAATTGTATGGGAAAAATTCATAAAAAGACAAACAATAAAATCAGCTCACAATTTATATAATACAGGATTTGACAGCAAGGATAAAGCAGTAGAAGACTTATTACATAGCCATCAGAAATTATTAACTGAATTACTAGAAATAGCACCAAGTAGAAAAAGAGAAATTAATTCTGTAATCAATGAAACTATAGATACTTTAAAAACTGGCAAGAATATTATAAAATTTGGATACCCAGCATTAGATAATATAGCAGGAGGGATGACAAGAAAGGAAATAACAGTAATAGGCGGCAGACCTGGACATGGTAAGACGACACTAACTATCAATATTATCTACAGCTTATTGAAGCAAGGGTACAGAGTAATGATGTTTAACAGAGAAATGAGCAATATAGAGGTTATTAAGAAATTTATGATTATGGAAAGCAAAGATTTGTTATATGAACATCTAAGAACTGGGAATATTGAAGAAGGAAGAATACAAGCAATAGAAATGATGGCTGGTGGATTGAAAAATACACTAAGCAATTTAATTATGTATGATGATATCAAAAATCTTAATGATGCCATGAGAGAAATACAAAGAGAAAAACCAGATATTGTAGTTGATGATTATATACAGTTAATTAAAACAGAAGGTAGAAACAGTAAAGATAGAAGATTTGAAATTGAAGATATATTACTTGAATATAAATGGGTATGCAAAAAAGAAGATTGCTCTGCAATATTGGTATCTCAGTTAAATAGGGAAATAGAAAAGAGAATAGAACCAAGACCAAGATTAGCAGACTTTGCAGAAAGCGGAACGATAGAGCAAACAGCAGAAACCGCTTTACTTGTATTCTATGGACATAATTTTAATGATGAACAATTTGATAAACATGAAATAGAAGTCATATGTGATAAAGCTAGATATGGCAAGGTAGGAACTTATGTAATGGGTTTTAATGGCAATAAATGTAAATTCTATTCAAATGCTGATGATGCCAGGAATGAACTAATTGATTTCAATAAAAATAAAACCAAGATTAGTCCAGATAGAGCAATGTCAAATGTGCGGGCGGACTTTTAGTAGCAATACAAATTATGAATTAATATCAAAATACAGTAACACCACATTATATATATGCAAAAAATGTGCTATAAGGGAATATTATGGAACTAAAGCAAAGACTGGTAAAAGGTGGAAATCTGACCAAGAAAAAAACAGATTATTCGGAGAACCAATTAATAATAGGGATTGACCCAGGTAAGTCTGGAGGAATAGCTTGGATAGTAAAAGATGACTTAGGCAATGCAGCAGAAATATTAGCAGAAAATTGTCCAGCTGAAATAGATGATATGTCATGTCTAATAAAAAATATAACTAAAGATATAAAAAGTATTTGCTATTTAGAATCAGTCCATGCGTTCCCAACAGACGCAAGAAGTTCGGCTTTCAAGTTTGGAATGAATTTTGGGATATGGCAAGGTATACTAAGTTCATTCAATGTTGAAGTCGTTTTAGTTACACCAAGAAAATGGCAACGTCATTTTGGTGAGTTGCCTAAAATTAAGAAAGAGAGAAAGAATAAGATGAAACAGATCGCAACTGAACTGAGTGGATTAAAAGCCACACTAAAAACATCTGATGCAATATTATTAACTATATATGGGTATTCAATGGATATGGGTGGAAAATGGAAAATCCAAAAGTAACTAATGCATTTTCAATTGGAGATAAATTTGTAGGTATAAATAGATGCCAAATAGAAGTAGAAGAAATCAAACAAAGTGAATATAGATTATATTTATTTCCATTTGAATTTCAGTTATCTACAAGTAATAGAAGTATAAGACTAGGATTCAAAATTTTAATGATTGTATTAAGATTTGAGTTTGTCTATGAAAAATGATGATTTAATACAAATATTAAATGATTTACGGGAAACTATGAAAAACATGAAATCTACTATAGATCATGTAATACAATGGATTGAATTAATTATAGAAAATAAAAGATCAAATTAATCTTGATACCATTCATAAATATCTTTTGAAGCACCGAAAAGAGAACCTAACATAACGGGGAAGAAAAGGAATTGGAGAGCATTTGTTACTTCATTCCTTTTCTCTTCCTCATCTTCGGCTCCCATACCAAACATAGCAGTCCATACAACAGCTCTAAATGTTATTGCCAACAATGGGTTTTCTGCCCCTCTCATCATGCTGTAAGCATTTAAAACATGACCTTTTAAAATTCTTGACATAAGTGGAATAGCAGTAATTAATGACGCCATTGCACTTGCCATAACTCTTGTAGTAATAAATCTTACCATAGCTATAGCATCATGGTCTATATTTCTATCAGATGGATCATATCCTTTAAAATCCTTACCTATACCTATATATTTTGAGCCAACACCTTTCATCTGGTTAGCTGTTGCACTTAGAAGCCTAACAAGAGCATCAGCAGTACCTTCATTACCATCCATAAATTGTTTCCATATTTGATAATCATGAATCATTTGAAGAGTTGGATATTGTTTATATTGCCATAATGCTCTTCCAAAACCATTAAACCCTTCTCCAAGATGAGGAGGAGTCATACCAAATTGTGTGTAATATACTGCATTTCGTGCTATTTTGACGGCTGCTGGGGTCATGAATACTGATTTATCAGCTGTGCCTGTTTCCCCTCCTATTAGTCCTACTTTTTGAGCATGAAGTAAAGCAGCAACTATTGTTGTTTTTCTTAATCTATTTTCACTGCCAGTAAATGTAAATATATCTTTTCCACCTACACCTTCAAACCACCATGATAATTTCCAGCTTACCATTCTTTTTATTAAACTATCACTAACATCTCCAAGAAGGTCTTTAAAAAGTCGTTCAATTACTTGCTGGTCAGCTCCTTCTTCTAGGGTAAATACATCGAAAAAATGACCTCTTTTTTCTTTTAAATCTTTATTTGTTACAGCTTTTCTTAATTCATTTAAACTTTTTAATTGTTGTATTTTTTCTCTAGATGCTCCCTGTTGATTTAAAATCATTCTTGAAAGTAATCCATCTATTTGATCTTGACCATTTTTTACAAAATTTTCTCTACCTGATCTTAATAACCTAATAAGGTCAGCAACATTTGTTGTAGGAATTTGGAAACCTAAACCTGGAAGAGGTAGAAATCCCATATCACTACTTTGGACTTCTCCATCTTGCATCATTATATCTGTAAACATTGTTAATACATTTAATGCCCCAGTATTTTGAGCAATTTCATTCCATTTTTCTGGATTTGCTTCAAGTTCTTTGTTTGCGTCTTTAACATTATCCCAACCAACTTGAATCATAGTGTTTATTATCTGTCCAGAGTTCTGTACTGCTGAGCTGCCACCTAAATACAACATAGAAGCTGGAGCCGTTAACCACTTAGTAAGTCTTTCAGCCTGTTTTGGAGTCCATGATCTGCCTCCCTTGATCCAATCTGGCAGAGCATTTAATTTATTTGAAAATTCTTCGTAACTTGTTTCTTTTCCAGTAATGCTTATAGCCCTTGATGTAGGATCGCCAAATGCTATCTTTACTCTGTTGACAATAAATTCTAAACTACCTTTTGGGAGAGTGCCTATTTTTTCAATTTTAAATGCTGTTTCTGCAAGTTCATTTATTAAATCTTGCTTATTAAGAGCATTGTATGATTCATTAAAATAACTATCATGAACGCCTCCATCTTTTCTTCTTTGAAGAGGGTCTGTCCATGATGTGATATGTTTTAAATTTTTTATTGCAGGTAAATTAAACATAGCTGTGTCTATTTCATTATTATTGCGATAGTCATCAAGTATCTTATTTAAATGCTCTAATCCTTTATTTAGTCTTTCTAAATCGCTGCCCTCATAGTTACCATCTTTTATAAGAGATTCTTTTGTTATTTGATTTTCTTTTTCTTCAGCTTTTATTTTACGTTTTATATCTTTTATAGCAGCTGGTATCATATTCATGAATATATCAATTTTATGATATTTGTTTGGGAAGTAATTTTCTGCTTTTGGTTTTGAAAAGGCTGTTGAACTTTGAAGTTCTCCTTGTTCGTTTTCCCATAAAGTGGTTTCTATCCCATTAGCTTCATAAAAAGTATTTAACCAGGCAATGGCTTCTTCTTCTGTTTCATTATATTTCCTGCCTCTCCATTGAATAACATTTTTACGCAATGCATTTGCCTTAGCAAGTTGTTTGTCTGCTTTTGATTTTAAATCTTCATAAGCTAATTTATATTGCTCTCTCAAGGTTGCTAATCCTTTCCAGAGATGTTTTATGACAACTTCATTAGGAGGCTCAATATTTAGATCATCAGTCCCTTCATAATCAATACCAGCATATCTTCTAAATTTAATATATTGTTTTTTATGAGTCCCCTCTATATCTTTATACTGTATTTCATCTTTTCCTTCAATTTTTCTAGTTTGTTTGCCGAAGTCATTTACTTCATCTGATCTGTACCATCCTTCTTGTAAAACTGTATTTAATTCATTTAAATCATAAGATACATATTCTTTTGAAACTTCACCATCAACCTCACTTAAGGTAGCACCGAGAAAGTTAACATTAGAGCCGTCAACTCTTTTGCCGTCTAAACCAATTCTTGCTTTATCAATTAAATAAGCATTATATGTTTCTCTTTGATTTTCACTCTTTAACTGTTTTCCTTCACCCTGTTTTATCATTACATATCTATATTCCCATTTTTCCCCGTCTGCAGTTTCAATTGTTTTTGTATGTATACCTGGAACTCTATCCCCAATTTCTCTAGCAACAAATAATTGTTTTATTTTTTGTTTTAATTTTTTTAAGTCTTCCCCAGGCATTGCATCCTTTGCTAGAAAACCACTCTCATCAACAGCTCTATTTATAATTTGAGGAGTGATATATCTTACTTGACCGTTACCTATTTCATCCATTAATTCATCTATATATTTAGATGCTAAAGCTTTATCTATAGTGTCTTTACTTTCCCCAATTTCATCATATGTATAAAATCTAACAGTTTCTGTTTCATCATCTAAAGCAACTGCTTCAAATCCATCTCCAATATTTTTAGAAACCTTTTTTAATAATCTTATAGAATTTCCATTTTTATCAACAGTTTCAATTCCATTCATTGCTGAATTATTGAAATAAACATCATTACCGCCAGCTTTAATTAAAGTATATATAGCATCATGAACTTCTTTTCTTGCTGATGTAATTGGATTTAAGAACTTGCGGGACATTTGAATATTTCTATCTTGTATAGTCAAAATCTTCTGTATGAATTTGCCCATAAATCCAAACTTGTCTATATGGGATGCAACAAATTCTGGAGGTGCTATAAATAATTCAGCTTTAGATATACCTTTTTCACTCTTAGCAATCTTGTCTCTTTTATTAAATATTCTATCTACAAGCTTATTTAATGCTGGTACTTTTCTTTCGCCCTGCATTATAGTAACTGGTGTTATTTCACCTCTTAATCTTCTTGCAAAAATTCTTTGCCAGTCATTAGCGTGTTCTGTGGGGTTTATTAAATTAGGATCATATCCAGCTTCCTCAGCTGCCTCCATAGAATACTTAACCAATTTATCAAATAGTTTTTTATGCTCTAAATATCTTCTGGCTTCTTTCTTTTCAAGAGATTTATTACCACTTGCAATAGCTCTACGAAGGGCAGTTTTAGACGGTCTTCCAATAACATCAGCAATAGCATTAGTGCAACTGATTCTCCATCCAACAACATCAGCCGCGTGTATATTGTCAGCTTCTCTTATTACATCACATTTGGGGTCAGCCATTTAACAACCTATTTTATCTTTAGCATTAGAAGTATTTTCCCTTCTTTTATCCATAGTGTCTTCTACTTCTTCTAGCATTTGAAAATATCCACCAGGTTTGCGAAGTTTTTTCCTCATTTCTCTGGCTTCAAGGGCTGGAGCATCGACCTTATTATTTGCTATAGCCCATCTAATATGATTTTCATATGCTGGTAAAAATATCTTCATTATATCATTATTTAAAAATATTTTAGGCAATAATTTATTTACATAAACAGTTGAGCCTGATGTTTTACCGCTTAAATACTTTAATGTAATCCACATTTTAGCATCATTATCTAAAGTTTGATATTTATCTATAAATCTATCAATAAATTCAGCAAAAGCAAGATTTTTATCAGATTGTATTGCTTCTTTATCCTTAGTGTGTTCCATTAAACCATTCCAAATATTGATAAGACTCATATTCGATGGTTTTGTTATGTTTAAAAGTTCACCCAATTTAGTGCTTCCATTTTCCAATACTTCAGTTTGAGCATATAAAAAATCTTCTGCCTTGCTATAAGAGTCAAGTTTACTAGAGTCGCTAAGCATATCATACATATAATCTTCTATAATCTCACTACCCATTATTGCTTGAACAGCTGCTACATGAGAATTTTTTAAAAGGTTTTCACTTTGGAATGCATTTATTAAATCATAATCAAGATTAATACCAGCGCCTATCAACAAACTTTCCATTGGGCTTATATTATTTTCTAAATTAATTATAAAATCATCTATGCCTCTGTAACCTGACCAGCTAGCTTTTTTATTAGCAATTTCATTTCTGATTTTCTTTGTAAATGCAAGTGAATATTGAGCATCCGTTAATTTACCCTTTACTTTAGGCTGTTTAAGTTCATTCTCAGTTAATTTTTCATCCCCATTAAACATTGAATTTAGTTCTCTGCTCATTGCTAGATTAATATCAAGATTGGCAGAGATTCTAGTTCTAGTTCTACCATGTCTTTGAGAGCTAAAATTTTGCACTCCTTTTACTATACCTAAAGTTGTCAATTCTTCATTTGTAAAATCTATACTAATTGGACTACCAGCTACTGTTTTATCAAAAATTCTAGAATTTATAAAATTACTGATGCTCATAGGTTTACCTAGTTCATCCTTCAAGTTTTCTAAAATTGTTGCTAAATGAGTGAATTTTGACCCATCAACAGCCATCTGGAATAGTATAACAAGTTCATGAGCTTTAGTTGTTTTTAAGAATATAGGAATTTTTGAATTTTTAGCTTTATTAAAATCAATTACATTCCCATCTTTGTCAACTAAAGTATCTCCATTAGCTTTTAAAATTTCGATTTCATTATCATTTAACATTGATTTATCTACTACAATATAATCCATTATAACTTCAGCATTAGGGTCAGCGGCTTTAATTGTAATAGGTGTTACATTACCAGAATCATCTGTTGATTCAATATCCATAGTAAAATTCTTGCTAAACAATTCAGCCATTATTGTTCTAGCATTCATAACTACACCAGTTGCTCCAGTATTAGACGCATTTCTCGCTATTTCATCAACACTATCAAATATAGATAAAGCTGTGGAATCAGTTTCATTAGTTTCATCATCAACTCTCGGTCCAAATAAAGGAAGAGATGCAGTTTTGTCTATATTATTATCTATGCTATATTGTTGCCATTCTTCCATACTGCTGCTGTAATCATCTGGCACAAATTCAAATGCCCCTTTATCACCATCCCAGTCACCATCAAAAACTTCCTTAACATCTTTCCATGTCATAAGCATGCTTTGACCATGACCTTCTTCTAATGACTGAACTCTTCTAACAACAGGACCAGTAACTTTAGAAATAGGATTTCTATGCATTAATACTTTAACATCATTCTGTTCCAAAAATGGATTTAACCATGTTTTTATAAGTTCATGTTTAGTAAGTCTTGTAGCCATTATTCTGTCATACAATTCTTCACTAATAGATTCTTTCCATTTCTTTTTAACTTGATTAAAAGCAACCTTATTATCAGATGCTAAAATTACATGACCTTCTTTTACGTGCTGATTGGGATGCTCAGAACTGTTAAAAGATGGTTTTATATACAAAATAGAAGATGAACCATCCCAGGCTCTACTTTTATTTAAACCATCTCTAATTAAAATAGAGTTAACAACAGGGAGAAGATGGGTTCTTATAGATGGATGCCATATACCTTCTCCATCGTTTCCTATATCTTCTAAATATTGTTCAAGTTCACTTGGTATTTTACCATCATCCCTAGCTCTTATAACAAAATCTCTGAATTTTTTAGGGTCTTTATAAAAGCCATTTATCTTATCTGTATAATATTTTACAACATCATAATATCTTGTTCTTATAGATTTTAAAACATTATCAGAATATGTATTGCCATATCCAAGCATTAACATCAACTCGCCAAGAGCAATTGGGTGAGATGCTGAATTTTTACTCTTCTCCTGTACGTTATTTATTACAATAGATGATGATGGTATTGTATGAATAACTCCATAGCCAGATTTATAATCTCCAAGATTCCCGCCAAAAGCTTTGACTTTTTGCTCAGAACTTGCAAAACCTCCAAATGTCATTTTAGCCTCATTAGAAGATGCAACCATATCAAATTTTTGACTAGAATTAATTTCTTTCCAATAAGTTAATTTTGTTGTTGAATTTGTTTCCATAGTTGCTACAACATTACCATCAGAATCTTTTAAAACCATATTTTTAAAACCAGCAAATTGCATATGTTTCATACCAAGATAATCAGTCTCTCCAGTATCTTTATTTAAAGCTCTATGTCTAATAAATGTTTTTATCTGTTGGAATTTTGTATATCCTATATCATCAGCCATCAACTTTAAATATTCTGTCCCAGTAATTGATGCCCCATCAAATAAATCATATGGTATTTCCTCAGTTGGCTCCATTTGGGGGCTTCCATCTCTATTTTTTACAACATTACCATTTGCATCCCTCACTGGTATCATTCCGCTAACTGTATAATCTTTTGGTACTATCATTAACTTCATGTCTCTTAATTCAACTGGTCTTTGACCCTCAGCCATATCAATACTAAGTCTAATCATAGTATCTGATGCACTTTTTTCATACATAAAATAATCTGGTGTTCTAACAGCCTGCCAAAATCTGAGGTTATGAAGAGATGCTGATAGAGATGTTTTCTTTTCAAGAACTTCGACTAGTCCTTTAATTTCAGTTATCAAATCACTTAATTTCCCATTTGGATTATCATTTACCCAGTTGTCTATATAATCAGATAATGTAGAATTAATAATATCATCATCCATTGCCATTAATTCATCAAGATTTGATTCATCAACCATAATATCATAATGTTCTTGCCTTATATTCCCAATCCTCAATTCTTCATCTATAGCCATCTTAAACATCATTGGAGTCATTTGATGAGGGTTAATATTTTCAACAACACTTCCTATAACAGCCGAATTGTCACCAAACTTTGTTCCATTGATAACTAATAGTTTAGCATTTGTATCCATTAACTCTTGTTTTAAGGACTCTTTTATTTCTTCTACAGGGACACCGTTTTCATGTTTTTTCTTAGCACTATTTAAACTTGCATTTAATTGACCAATAAGTTTATCTACATATCTACCATCATTTTCATCCTGCATTTTATCAAGTTCATCTTTGGTCAAATTGACAGAAGCTTCTTTATACCATTCAGAATTATCTTTTCTGTTAAATGCTCTATCAATGATTTGTTTCATTGGTAAAATACCTAAACGAATTTTATGTTTATTATTTTGATGATCTCTTTCTATCGAATTTCTCATTACAGAATCTGGGAAGAGCTTATTATTGACCCTGTCAAGTTCATCTGCTATTTCCAATCCCATAGTTCTATTATTGCCTTTTAAGACTGTCCTTGTGTCTAAATCATAATTTCTTATGATACGAAAATTCAGCCTAGCATCTTTCCCCTGTCTGTTTTTATTAGTAGGACTAAATCTATAATTTCTCTGTCTTAATTTTGTCCATTCTCGCCTAATAAGTCTTATATCATTATCTGTTAAATCTTCTCTTCGCTTAAATGATTCGTCTTGCGCCCATTTTCTATCAGCAACAATTTCTTCAAGAAGTTCATATACATCATTAAGATACTCATCAAAAGTTTTATGTTTTTTTAATACAATATCAACCATTCTAGGATAATCACCAGATTTACGCAAATAGATTCCAAATTTTTCATTCCAAAAAGAATGATAAGCATCTTCGCTAGAAATAGTATTAGTTTGATTTAGTGATTCACCACCAGTTGCTTCATGTTCTTCTCCACTTGCTGTATCTGTATCATTTTCATTACTATCTTGATTGGGGTCTTTACTCATGAACTCTTCAAATGGGATCGTAATAGCTGGCGTCACACCAAGCCATCTACCTTGATAAAACTCTTCAGCAATAAATTCCATAATCTCTTGCTTAGTTTTTGGTTCAACATGGAACATTCTTTTAACCCTAGCAACAAATTGCTTTAACCACTTTTCAAATCTTAACCTTAATGATCTAGGTCTGTTCTTCATTCTATCTACAAAATACTCACCCATAGCCTTAACAAGTGCTTCTTCAGATTCAAATAACTTTATACCTCGTTTAACAATATCTTGATCTCTAAACATTTTAATATAAATATGAGCATATTCATGAGGTATAGTATCAATTCTACCATCTGTTGTTGACCACATAACTAAAGCCTCAGTTGCCATACCAATTCTTTCTATACCATATTTTATGATCAATCCCTCAACAGCTGCTTGTTCAATATCTGGGAAAAACTTTTTTAATCTCGCAGCTATCCTTGCTGTAAATTCTGGATGATCTTTTATATAAGGAAGATTGCTATCACCTAAATCCTGGAAATTCTCATCAGTCCCTTTAGGCTTTCTTTTGCCCTCTACTGTATCTCTAGTTTTTTGACTACTATCAGCCTTTCTTTTATTCCTCGCTTCTCTTCTTTTTTGTCTATCTGTTATTTTTTTCTCAGGTTTAGATACGTTTTCATCACTTACTGTAGTATCTGCTTTTACTTTCTTTCTCGCAGCTATAGCCGCCTTTAAGGCTGCAGCATCCCCAGCTCCAGCAGTCTCTTTAGGAACAGCAGCTGCTAATTGCGCTCTAATTTGGTTAGCTTCATCTGTATCAGTCCATTCTTGTTCTTTAGCTGTCATATCGTCAAGAGCTACCTTGCCAAGAACTATATCCATTTTGCGCTGAGTTGATATACCTGTAATAGGGGCTGCAGTAGGTTCTTCAGCTGTTTCTGGAGGAACCTCTGCTTTGGCTTTAGCTTTTACTTCTGCTTTACCATGCTTTTCAATTAAATCTCTACCAATTTTAAGCAACATTACTTGAGCTTGAGCTTTAACTATTTTAACAGGACTAGAATCCATTTCAATAAATAGTTCAAGACTATTTAATTCTTCTTCAGTTAATTTGACTTCTTTTCCATCTACAACTGCTATCTGTTCTTCTCTACTTTTTGCAGTTGGGAACTGTACTCTATCCATAGGCTCAAGATACTTATCAAGTTGTTCTTTGGCTGCGGGTTTAGCCTGTCTTAATGCTAATTCATCAGTTACTCTTTTAATTTCTTTATCTATAGATTCTGTTGAACCCTTACCTTTCGCCTGTATGTTAGCAACAATATTTTTTCTTTGAGTTTGCAACTCGGAATATTTATTTTCCAATTGGACATCAGTTAATTTTGCAAATCTGCCTGTCCGAGGTCGTAACGGGGCTTTGGGGGTAACTGCAGGTGTAGAAGGAGTTGTTTTTACTTCATTTAAAACCTTATATGCACTAATTGCTTGGGCAATAAATGCCTTTTGAACATCATCTGGGGCTTCATTATATTCTTTTTCAAGAAAGGCAATAGGGTCTTTTTTATATTCCTCTAATAATTTTGGTTGTTGAGATATTGCATTTATATAATTATCTAAATCTTTTTTAGCTTTTTCTATATCTTTAGGAACTGGAGTTTCTACTTTCTCTTTTAATAATGTTTCTATTTCAGCACTTTTACCTTGTCTTATAGTCTCTTCATTTTTTGTTAGTTTTTTACCAGCTTCTATTTTATTTGCTATATGCTGAAGGACTCCTTGAGGTACAGTGCCATCTGCAACAAAATCTTTCATTACCTTAGCGGTTATTTTCTTGGGAATTACTGGTTTAATAGGAATTTCTTTCCCTCCAACCCTTACAGCTACATCTTTACCTGGTGGAATCTCAGTATCTCCTATGGCAGGTTTACCAGTTTTATCAAATGGTAAAGTATCTTCATATTCTGGTTTAACTCCTAATTCAATATCATCCTGTGAAGGTTCTCCGAGTCCTTGCTCAACAATTTTCCCTTTTTGAATAAGACCATACTCTGCATAATTTTTTAATAAATCAATTTTATCTTCTAATTTACCCTGAGGATCAACTCCCTTCATTTTAGCTGGGATTTTTTCGGAGTCAATTATTGATTTAACCATTTCAGAGGTTAGCATATCCCCAAATTCAGAATTAGCTATTTCATCTACTAAG